GAACCACCGGGGCTGTTGATAAAAACATCTATTTCAGTAATGTTTTGGGACTTATAATTATCAAGAGTAGAGAGAATTTGCTTAGAACTAATGCCCCAGCTTCCAATTGAATCGTAAATGTTAATCACGCCTTTCATTACATCACCTAATTTATTTGAAAGTGTTGTAATTAAATTATAGCTTTAAGGCTATAATAGCAAGTTTAAAATAGCTGTATAGATATTATGCAGAAAAAAGCAAAAAATACTAAAAAACCGCTTGGACGTCCAAAAAAGAAATTGGACAGAAAACAAATAAACGAATACATAGATGAGCAGCTATCTACAAGGGTAATAGCGGAAATAGTAGGAGTATGTCAATCGACAATACAGTCACGTTTCCGTTCAAAACTACAAAAAAGGAAAAATGAAGGAATAATCAAAAGAGTTGACTTGCGACAACAGTTAAGGCAAGCACAATGGGATGCTGCTATTAAAGGCAAGAATACAGCAATGATGATCTGGTTAGGAAAGAATGAACTGGGTCAAGCGGACAAAATCGAAACAACAGAAAAACAACAGAGAACAAAAGTAATGACAAATGAATAATGGAAAGAATAGACTACGATAGCGCAAAAGATTTCAAATATAATCCTGTTGAAAATTATGAAATAGAAACAGTCGAAGAAGAGGATATAAATCTAATTGAAATAAACTTCTTGGAAAACCAAAAAGAAATCTTTTTGCGCTGCATAGAAAAGTTTCGGATTGTTGCAAAAGGAAGGCGTTTCGGATTCACTAGAGGGCTTGCGCTGTATGTTATTCATCGAGCAATAAGAAAAAGCGAATCAATTCTTTGGGTTGATACCTCCTATTCAAACATAACACGATATATTGAAAGATATTTCCTACCAATATTGAAAAGATATCCGGCTGATGATTGGAGTTGGCTAAAAACCCGAGGCGAAATGAAAATACTTAACGGTGAACTAGAAACTGTAATTGATTTTCGCTCTGCAGATAGGCCTGAGAATATTGAAGGATTTGGATATTCTTTAATTGTTTTGAATGAAGCGGGAATAATCTTGAAGAATGAAAGGCTCTGGCTTGAATCGATAAGGCCAATGATGCTTGACTATCAAGCTGAAGCAATCATCGGCGGAACTCCAAAAGGAAAACGAGCTAAAGGGAAAGAACATTTATTCTATACTTTGTTTAAGAAAGCAAAGAAAGAAAATAATTGGTTTGCGCTAAATTATTCTACTTATGATAATGAGATAATTGAGGCTGAGGATATAAAGGAATTAGAGAGTGAGCTTCCGCAGCATTTGATAAGGCAAGAGATCTACGGAGAGTTCATTGAAGAGGAAGAGAGTGAGATCATCAAAAAGAAATGGTGGGTCTATCATGAAGCTGCTGAGTGGCAAACAGAGAAAGTCTATGGAATATATCAAAGTTGGGATACAGCATTCAAGAAGAATGAGGAGAACGATTATTCTGTCTGTACTACTTGGGTAGTAACAAAAAATAGATACTGGCTGATCAATTGTGTTAGAGAAAGATTAGAGTTCCCGGAACTTAAGAAAAAAGTTGTAGAGCAGTATACGAAGTTCAAACCGCGTCAAGTATTGATAGAAGATAAGGCAAGCGGGCAGAGTTTGATTCAAGAGATACAAAGAGAAACGAGAATACCAGTCAAGGCGATAAAAATAAACGGGGATAAAGTAGCGAGGGCAAATGCTGTAACACCGTTGTTTGAGGCTGGGAAAGTCACGATTGAACTAAGTGAGTGGAGCGATACGGTGATGAATGAATGTTCAGCATTCCCTAGCGGAGAGTTTGATGATATCGTTGATTCGGTTACTCTATTCTTAAATGAAATGAAAAGCGGGAATAAGGAAGTAGGCAAAGTAATTCATAGAAAAAGAATTAAAACAAATCGGAGATTATAATGAGCGTTGTATTAAAAGAAATAGCAAAACGTAAAAGATCATTTTACTTCAATCAAGATTACATAAGTGATTATGATGAACTTGGAATAACCACAAAGGAATATCAAACCGTGCTGGACGATCCGCATGTCTACGCGGGAATAGTGCAGCGGAAAGGACAAATACAGCAGATGGGCTGGGAGTTGAACATCTCGGATTGCAGCTGTATGAAAGAGAGTCTAATGAAGTTCATAAGCAGCTGGACATTTGAGAAGATAATCAGTGAAATGCTGGACTGCGTCATGTTCGGATATTCTGTTTTAGAGATCATCTGGGAAAAGGAAGGAAATGAATTTGTACCAAGAGAGATAATAGAAAAGCCGAATGATTGGTTCCGGTTCAATGAGAAACGAGAGTTGGTATTCCTATCTGACGAAGGTACAAAGAATCTTCCGAAATATAAATTCATAGTAACAAAACACAAAGGGAGTTATGAGAATCCTTACGGTGAAAAGATATCTAAGAAGATCTACAAATATGTGAAGCAGAAAGAGATATCAGTTGAGATGTGGCAGAAGCTGGTTGAAAGATACGGTATGCCTTCACTTGTCGGGAGATATGCAACCGGCGCAACAGATGATCAGAAGCGGGAACTGTTATCTGAATTAGAAGCAATGATTGAGGATAACATTACTGTAATGGAAGAGGGTGATACTTTCAGCTTTGAAGAAGCAGCAAAGTATAATGTTGGAGATGTGTTTGAGAAACTTCTGCATTTTTACAATCTAGAGATATCAAAAGCAATCTTGACCGTTACGCTTACAACTGAGATAACGCAAGTCGGAAGCTATAAGACAGCTCAGATCCATAAAGAGATGCTGGAATATATTGGTCTGACTGATAAGAAAATAATCGAAGATGCAATAAACCAAATATTGGAGTGGTACACGATATTGAATCATGGACCAAACGAACCATTGCCGAAGATCAAGTTCAATAAGAAAGAGAAGATAATTGAGAGCACTATTGATAGGGATAAAATCTTGCAAGATATTGGAGTCAAATTCACAGCAGACTATTTCAAAAAACGATACAACTTAACTGAGGAAGATTTTGTGTTGCAAGGCGAAGAGAAATAATAGCACGCTGATTAAACGGATTGGAAGGATAAGAACGGATAGGGAAAAAAATAAAGAGGAAATGATGGGAGAGTTTGTGGATGGAAATTTTGGGATTATTCTTGGGGGTTTACTGGGGATGATAAATTTTTTGTTCTGGAACAGGATAAGACGGATTGAGAGGGATATTGAGGAGAATAAAAAGCTTTGTGGAATGATCGAGCATAATTATCTGGATAGGTTTGAAAAGCTTAACGAAAAGCTGAATGATGTTGAGAAGAATATTATTAGGGAGATCTATGCTTCGGTTCCGATCAGCATGACAGAGAAGTGAAAAATTATCTTACTGCAGAGGGACCTCGTAATATTCTTGCTGGCAGTGTTATGAGTGCCTTAATAAGATCAAGAACAGCACCTACAGATATTCCAATCAGTTTGAAGGGTAAAAGTAATAGCCAAACAAACGGGTAGGCAATTAATGCGATTATTGCTATTAGCCAGCATAAGAAAAGTATGATAATCCATAAAATAAATGTTGTCATTTTATCCATCGAGGAATTTACAACTTATGACGTATGCTGCAGATAATTGTTCATTATTAAAAAAAGGAGGGCTGCTAGGCAGAGGGCAAAAACCTAAACAGCCCCATTTGAGATATTGCTTTGCAGCAATATTCATTTGAATGATATGAAAAATATATTTGTGTGTCAAGAGAGAGGTAAATAAAAAAGGCGAGAAGTCCCAGCCAAGTTCTTCCCGCCTTATCTATACAACATAAGAGTATTCGCAATTAAAATTTACAACAAAGAGTCAAATCAATATGTGATGGGAATCACAGTGAGAATATTTACAAGTAAATATATTGGAATGCTTTCCATTTATGTATCCACCAAATTTAAGTATCCATATAGTTTTATTTGTGCAGAGAGATGTTTCTCATTATCAATTAAGGATTTAACTTCATTGTATTGAGAATGAGAGAGTTTGAATTTATTTTTTTCAAACAAAGCAGTGACATCTTGCAGCATGGCTTCAGCTTCTAGAGAATTTCCATTACAACCGTTATCTTTTTGTCTTTGAGATATTACATTACTCTCTACATAAATTATTTCAGCTTTTTCCTGTTCATCATCTTTAAGATCACAAAGAATTTTCTCATGTTTAGCTGATATCTCTTGTTGTATATTATCGAGTAGAAAGTCCATTCTAAGACCATCAGATTTTGAGAGCTTAGTGAAGACAGATTGTAATGATATTACAATATCGGGTTCAGTTAATTGCTGAGGTATATGCTCAAAGAATTTTAGTACAGGAGTTATATGAGTCTGCCGGTTAGGATCAACGATCATTGTATGCTCTTGAAAAAGGTTTTTTACAAGTTGAAAGTTTTCAGAATAAGTTTCTTCATTTCCCCTTACTTCACTTAACTTAACTTCTTTTAAACTAACTTCTTTTAACTTCACTTCACTTGTAAAACTTTTTTTGGAAGCGGTTCTGTGAATGATTCCAGAGGAATATTTAACTAAGTCGCTGTTATTTATAACACTTAGGTTTTTTATTTTGCTAGGTGAGGGATGACTTATCTTTTGGTATTCCAGCCAATTTGGGAGAAAAAAATAGATTTTTGCTAAAATAACTACAGAATTATTTAAGTTTTCGAGTGATTTATTCATTTTTCTGTCAGAAATAATGGAAAAAACATTACGTTTTATCATAGAAAGTCGTCCAAAACCTTCGTCATCTGCAGAAGAAATGGCAGCTAA